TTGCACGTTCAGCAGCTGATTTCTCACGACGGCGTTGGTTGTATGCCGCACGGTTTCCAGCAGACGCTGATTTTGGTTGGTGATGTATTTGCCCACGGTCGTCGCCGGGAGCAACTACATAACCTGTCATGTCGTCGTGGGCTTCGTTTACAGCTTCTTTGATGATTCTTTTTAGATGACGTACCGTTAATTTCATAAAACATTACTCCTGTTGCTATGGGATCGTATATTACCCAATAACAATATAGAAACTACCCGGTGCTTTTTTTATCAAACAACTGAAAATTTAATCAAGTTTTTAGTATTGATTTATAAAGCTTTTGGAGGAAAATATTGGTTTCGTTGATGGGATCAGAGTTACGAAGATCCATAGTAGATTCACTGTATATCAAACCAGCTTCTCTTAGGGCGTCTAGGGTTTTGATTCCATTATCGAAATAAGCGTGATTTAACCTTTTTCACCTTTTGTCCAAGAGATTCCCATAGCTGGTGGATCTTTCAATGTATCGTGTTCTTTGCTACGATAATATCCACCTTTGCTCAAGTTTTTATTGATACGTTTGGTTAGCTTTTTGTGGTAATCTGGGTTGTTATCGTCTTTGGTATGGATGAATGTGTCAGAGCCAATGCGACGGTTGCGGCCAGCGTACTTATATCCCATCTTTTTCAGAAGCTTGGTATTAAAGGCGGCTTCAAGTACCAAAAGTTGTATAAGCTCTTTCAATAAATCGTGGTTCATGTGGATATATATCTTTTAATACCTTTAACAAACAAGGATGGAGTAATATGAGAGTAAAAATTCGTTCAGATCGTGATGCGTACAACTGGTTGTTTGAACAAGCAGATACTGCTCCTGCCCCAACTGGGGATGCAGTTGAAAAAGCCAAAGACATTGTTGCAAAGAGAACAACAAAAAGTGTCGCCAAACCAACCACAAGAGCCGGGAGAAATGTTGTTTATTGACTTTACGCCTTCATCATACGTTAATCAAAACACAACAAAGCCAATCGATAGCACTATCAACAAGCTGAAACAAGCGAACGCTCAAGGTTCTGATACCATGGTTATCACAGCTCGTGCTTCAGATAGACAAAAACCGGGTGTTGACTTTGCTGGCCAACCACACGTTCCAAGCAACGCTGAAGATATGGAAGCATTCTTGGCTAAACAAGGTGCTCCACCATCCCAAGGAGTTCTTGGTGTTCAAGGTCAAAACAAAGGCGATGAAATCATCAAAAAGTTCTTCGCTGGAAAGTCAGAAGAAGAGCAACCAGAAGAAGTTCACTTCTATGATGACTTGGCAAAAAACACAAAAGAAGTTGAAGCGGTTTGGGCAGACAAAGTTCCAGCTGAAACTTTTATCTATGGTCCCGGTGAGTTTGCTCACGGTGGAGCAGATCCAAACAAACCAAACGTCGCAAAATCATCCCCAAAGAAAAAGAAAGAAGCCGAACCAGCACAAAAGGAACTTCCTTTGGCAGAAAGCCGTAGCTATGGAGATCGTCTTACCTTTGACGTGTCTCGTTGGCAACGTATGGCAGGCATCAAACGCTGATAACTGCCAACTTCTCAATCTCTCCCCACATCAACACATACTCTTTTCTTGTTGCACAATCTCCAGCAACAACCAATCCAACAACCTCAACATACGTATGACCAGCATCTGATATATAAACAGCTTTAACCAATCCTTTAAGTTGTTTGTTATTCAATACCACTTGATCAAACCGATCAATCCCCTTTGATATGTGTTGATCGCATATGTCGTGCTTTAAATGAAAAACAACAAAACTTCCAAGACTCAACTCTAAAAGTTGTTGTTGGATTGACTTGGTTTTTGTTTCGAGTTTTTTCTTGCTGAAAAGATTGTGTATATAGTTGAGCATCTGGAAAACTATATATCCTTATGTATTGTATCTCTTCTATTGGTTATCTTCCACTAGCATTAAAGATTTTGGATAAACCTCATCTTCGCTCTAAAGGTTTCATGGGTTGGAATCAGCCACCAAACGATTATTACGGTATGTTATTCCACCATGATATGGAACATCCACAATCTTATTGGATGCATACTGTTCCTTTTGATCTTGATTGTCTTGGATTTGACAAGCACAACAGATTGGTTGAGATCCTATCTTTAGAAGCCCTTTCTACGGCCTCTAGAAGCTTTTCTAAGCCTGTTAAATATGTTGTTGAGGTAAGGGGTGGTTGGTGTAAAGACCACGACATAAAAGGCTTAGAAAAGCTAGTTATGAGGAAGCTATGAAACTATATCCTATGTTATTTGAAGCAGCCAAAACACCAGAAGAAGCTATCAAAGCAGAGCTTGGGTTGTTTGTTCAAAATGATGGCGCATCGGCCCATGTTATCTTGTTGAGCGCCGAGCGTTGCGAAGCGATTGTTCGTTCATATCAAGCCAAAGGTATGAAGCCTACAAAAGCAAAATCACGCACACCATCCATATCATCGGTTACCTATACTCAACCTAGTTCTCCAATAGTTCAAGGTGACTACGATCCCTCTGTTCCACCTTGGGATATCAATGAATCCGTTGCGGGGAATAAGCAAGAATGGTTAACAACAGCGCTTGGTAACCGAGCTATTGTTGGTGGAGTTGCGGCAGAACGAACTGATGGAGGAATGTGGAGAGTAGCATATTCGGTTGCAGTCGAGAAATACGGTCCAATGCTTTATGAAGCTATGATGGGAATCATTTATCCAGACTATCTTCGCTCAGACTATTCTCTTACCAAAGACTCACAAACTATATGGAACAAAATGCTTCAGCGTAAAGACGTTAAAGCAGTACCTGTTGACGAGTTAAGCGACGATGCTTGGGGAGCATTAACGACCAGCTTTAATGTTGCTGGGCTGACAAGCGCAGCAGCAAAAAAGGCACAAAAAGAACTAAGACAAACAGGCGAAGCACCAGAAGGTTGGTTTAATAAGTTCGTTGAAACACTTCCTCCAGAAGATAAGGAAAAACTTGGACCATTTTATGCTTACCAGAAAAAGACAGGTAAGAATCTTTCGAAATACAATACTTTGTTTGAGGCCGCTGATGATATCGTGAGAATGTTTCAAACAACATTAAAACTTAGTGAAGATGACATAAAAAATGCGATAAATATTGCATCAGCTGATACTTTTCGTCGTTTCTACAAGGATCACTAAAATGAAACTCTATCCACTCTTATACACAAACGAAGCTGCAAGATCTGTAGCAGGGTCGCTTGAAAAAAATATAGCGGCAAAACTGATATACGACGATACAGTTGTATTGTTTTCAACAAACAGAATGGATAAAATTCTTTCAAAAGCTTCAAAATCATCTTTGTATAAGTATAATTTTGAAGCATGGCGGCAACAGGTGATAAAAAGCTTATCAGACTCTGCGATTGTAGCAACTGTTTCTTTTGATAAAATATCTCCAAACTTATATACTGTTTCAACTTCTGCGGGCGTTTCTGGTTTTGGTCCTTTGGCCTACCAACTAGTAATGCAAAAAATAAAACCAACAAATGATTGGTTGAAAAGCGATGTTTCTGTTTCAACAACAGCTCATAATGTTTGGAACAAGATGTACCAACTCGCAGATTTATACGAGCGTAAATGGCTTGGTGATTTCAATCCTATATATATAAAAAATGCTTTGCGTACCCATGCTATAAGGGGCTACGATCCTTCTGTGCATGGAAAAACCGAAGCTGAAGTTGCTGCTTTTCTAAATAAAAATTCACCAAATCCACAAGATGAAGATGTGTTTAAAAACTATGGCAACTTGTACGCATATCGTCTTAAGAATGATATCGCAGAATACAAGGCACTTTACGATAAAGGTGAAATGTTTTTTGGTGGTTTAGACAGATATGATATATCTGAATCCGATATTAAACATATCTTTGACAGATCCACAACTAGTTTTTTCTCTCGTCGTTACAAATAGGAGCAATCAATGAAATTATTTCCCCTGTTGTTTATAAATGAAGCTCAAGTGTTTGCAAGTCAAGCTTATCAGCAAGGCTATGCTTTGGTTGAAACAAACTTTGAATCGAAAATCACTTTGGTTTTTATAAACAAGAATCAAATGAAAGATGCATCTGGAAATTTGAAGCAAAGCGGTGACGGTATCGTTCAAGGTTATATATCGTTCATACCACCAGAAGAAGGTGACATCGCAGAAGTTCGTTCTTCAAGTGCTATAGAGGGTTGGGGTCCATTGCTTTATCAAGCTGCAATGAAAAGAATCGCACCAAACTGGTTGGCTAGTGATACCAACTTATCTATCGATGCAAATAAAGTGTGGAACAAATGTTATGAGCTTAAAAACTTATATAATCGCAAATATATTGGCAATGTAAGCAGTGATAGATACGAATGTTGTGTTAGTGTTTTTAGTTCCATCCCAAGTGATGAAGATATGGAAACAGAGCAAGATTTTCTTAGATTCTTACAATCCCAGAACGTTTCACCAGAGAACACTGGTTGTTTCTGGGCTTATAAAAAGAAAACGCATGAACCAGAAATTGATGTTTTATTTAGGGAAGGAAACACCCTACTTAAAACAGTAGGAAACGAACAAATTTTCGAATGGATTAACTCCTCAAATTTACCATGAAAGATAAATCATGAAACTCTGTCCAATCATATATGTAAACGAAGCAGCTAAAACAGCAACTGATGCACTTGGCAAAGGTATTGTAGCCATTAGCAGCGATGATTATGAGGATTGGGAAGAGGAATCACCAACCGAGCATAGTATTGTTTTGATCAGCACATCTAGAACAACAAGTATTCTGCAATCGATGCAAAAAAAAAGTTGGGACATGGGAGAAATAAGTCCAGATACTCCTTCGGCTACGTTTATTAGTAAACTTCTATCAAAACGTGCAGTTGTTGGCTATGTCCATTACAGCAGCCACTCGGACGGCCTATACGATGTTAACACTAGTGCTGGGGTGGCTAGCTTTGGTCCGTTGGCATACCAACTTGTTATGTACGAAACTGGTGATTGGCTTATGAGCGATGAATCTCTCAAACCAGCAAGCCAAAGAGTCTGGAAAACAATGTACAAACTCTCGAACCAAGGAGTTTACTACCGGAAATGGCTTGGTGAATGGGGAGATAAAGGTATTGTTACTGATCGTTTTTGGATCGGTGCCGCAAATTCTGATCTATTCGAATATCGAAAACTAATAGAAAAAAATCTGGTAGATGCTGAAGACGAACAAGAATTTCTGCATTGGCTACAAGAACATAGTTTAGATCCAGAAAACTATGGCTGGCTTTGGGCATATCGCACAACATCACATGATTCAAAAATCAAACAAATGTATGCTGATGGTAAACAACTAGTTGCGAACTTAACTGAAAAACTTCCTCAGTTTAAGGAAAAAGATATCGCAGGGTTGTTTAATGATTCTGGAAATAAATTCTTTTACAGACTATACGACAGCTCTGCAAGTTATTCAGATTAACGAGTCTTCGATATCTTTATCAAGTTCTGGTGAGCCTGTCTTTACAGGCTCATTTGAATCTTCTAAACCTTTCCATAGTCCCGGCATCGCTGGACCCTTGAAGTCCGGTTTATGCATCGCTCCAAAGCTTTCTTGAATATCGTGTTCGTACTCAAGGGTAACTTCGAGATGAGGAATAGAGTCGTCAGCTATTTCAGATTTGGTTGCTTTGCGAACATCATCAAGAGTGCATACCATCCATTGACCGTCTGGACCGTGACATAATACCCCAGTATCACGGAAAGCAAGAAGTATATTGCGTTTCTTTTCTGGTGAGATATCGAGCTTTTCCACTTCGAAATCTTTTGGTTCGTAATCGTTATATGCAACGTGAGGCATTTCTTGGAGAGCAAGAGCATCTGGGTTATGAACAGCAGGAGAAGCTGAAATAACCTTTCCTTTTTTGCGGCGTTTTACTTTTTGTCCCGGCTTCATTCCAAGCGGTAGTTGCATACCACCACTGATTTGACCAGAAGGAGCCAAAGAAGCTCCCCCAGCACTGATAGCCATCGCTTCTTCTATTGCTGCGTCTTCGTACAGAAAGCTTTTTAGTTTGCTCATGCGATATAACTATCAACCCTCACAAGCTTTGCATTCTGTTGATTCACGCTTGTACTCTCTACTTCCACTATCACCTCTAATAACAGAGCTAGTGCGTAGATAATACAAACTATTCAATCCTTCAGCGTGAGCCATCAAATGAACTTCATGAATATATCTTGGATCAGCATTCTCTGGGAAGAACAAGTTTAATGATTGACCTTGATCAATCCAGCGTTGACGTTGACCGGCAAGCTTAACCAAGCTAAACTGATTCAACTCTCTCGCAGTCAAAAATACTTCCTTCTCTTCTGCTGATAGGAAGTCTAGGTGTTGAACTGAACCATTCTCACGTTCAATGCTCTTCCAAACTTCATCTGTATTCTTACCCTTCTTCTCAAGAAGAGCAACAAGAGTTCTGTTTTGTTGGATAATGGTTCCCTTAGCACTCTTTTGAACGAACACGTTAGCTGCCCAAGGCTCAATACTGGGAGAAACGTTACCTGAGATAAGTGAGTTAGAAACAGTTGGTGCAAGCGCAATAAGGTGGGTATTACGTCTTCCAGAACCTTGACACCACTCTGGTTCACCATATTCTTTTGCAAGCTCTGTAGAGGCTTTTAGAGCGTTGCGTTGAAGGCCAGAAAACATCTGAGCGTTAATACGAAACGCATCAAACGAATCTACTGGAATCATATGTTGTTGAAGGTACGTATGAAAACCCATAGCTCCAAGACCAATAGCTCTACCCTTCTCTGCTGAACGAACTGCACGTTCAAACCCTGCAATCTTAGAAGCTTTGATAATAAACTCTGTAAGAATACCGTCAAGGAACCATGTAGCAAGATTTACTGCGTCTGTATCCTTCCATTCATCCCAACGAGCAAGGTTCATGGATGAAAGACAACATACGAATGAATGGTCATCGTCTGTATGAAGGAAGATCTCAGTGCAGATATTAGAACCCTTCACATCAAGGTTTCTTTCTTTGTAGCAGTCTGGACGATTGCGTGCAACATTATCTGAGAAGAAAAGATAAGGTTCACCTGTTTCCATACGAGCCTTTAGAATCTCGCTCCACTTTTCTCTTGCTTCTTTATCTCCAGCTTTTGCCCGTACAATGAAATCATCAGTAATGCAAATACCATGGTGAGTATTCAAGCATTGACGGTTTTGATCACCTTCTGGACGACGCATACGAATAAACTGCCAGAAGTCTCCATGGTCTACAGGAAGATAAGCAGCAGAAGCTCCACGACGTACACCACCTTGAGAAACACCAATGGTGGTAGAGTCTTGAATCTTGATAAATGGAACAACGCCCTCCGACCTGCCATTGCCACGAATGGTTGCTCCTTGTGGACGCACACCATTCCAGTGAACACCAACACCACCACCATTCTTAGTCATAGCTGCAAGCTCATGCATAGAGCTCATAATACCGTCAATAGAATCTGGAACAGCAAGAGAGAAGCATGAGATAGGAAGACCTCTTGTTGTGCCTGTATTAGCTGCAACTGGAGAAGCAAGACCTAACCAGTTATTCCACATAAGATCAAAGAACTTGCTTGCAAGCTCCATTTTGCCAAGGTGTTTAGCAGAAGAGTTAGAAACACGTTGCCACATATCCCGAGGTGTTTCTCCTTGAAGAAGATATGTTCCACGAAGCATTCGATAGCTTTCTTCCGTAAGCCATTCTGGTGCATTGTTTTCTGCTTTTAGTTGCTGTAGTTCTTCTGCTGTAGACATACTCATTTACCTTCTTCCCAAATATTTGAAAAATCAACGTGACCTTTGCTATAGCTTGTGACCTTTTGGGCGAAGAAATCGGTGTGTTCAACCCCAGCAGTCATTAGGTCAAACCAAGCCATACGCTTGATAGCTTCTTGGTCAATGTTTTTCCAGTTTCTTTTTAGTCCAAGTTCACCAAGTTTAGTGTTTGCACGATAACGAATAAACTGCTTGATGTCTTTGGCATCAATACCTTCTATCTTACACCCTTGAAAAACTTTGTCAATGAAATCATCTTCAAGTTCGATAGTAACTCTTGCTGCTTCATAAATGCTTTTCTTTACTTCATCTGTCCAAACTTCTGGATATTCCTTGATAAACTCACGGAACAACCAACATCCTGCTTCGCTATGCAAAGATTCATCTCTGACTGACCATGAGATGATTTGTCCAACACCCTTGAGCTTGTTCCATCTGGAGAAGTTGAACAATACTGCGAAAGACGAGAACAGAGAAACTCCTTCTGTAAATCCAGAAAAGATAGCAAGAGAGCGGGCGATATCATGTTTATCATCACCTTTCACATCAATTAAACGATCAATCTTTGCTTTGGCTGTTGGTTCTTGAAGAAACGCATCATATTCTGTTAGGCCAAGTGAATCATTTAGGTATGCATAACCGATAGTGTGTACGGTTTCCATGTTGCCGAAGGCTGTACCCATCATAACGATTTCTGGGTGAGGAAACCATTTAGCAATCTTGGTTGTCCAGTAATCGTTAACAACCAGTTCTGTTTGAATAAAGCCTTTGAGAACCCCGCCAACAACTTGTTTTTCTTCTGGTGTTAGGTTTTCAGCCCAATCTTGAATATCGGAAGCCATTTGAACTTCTGATGGTAGCCAATGTGCTTGTTGTTGCTTGAGCCAAAAATCATGTGTATCATATAGAAACGGTTTATAGGTTGTACGTCCATCTAACAACATATTAATGCCTTATCTTTCAGTGATTTGCGTTCAGCTTTGTAAGCTGAAACTTTTCTTTGCTTTTCTTGATAGCTTCTTTGAAACGGCTCACAGTATCATCTTGCATACGTTCTTTTTCTGTTTCTATTTCAACTTGAAGTCCTTCAACTTCATCAGCCGTCAAAACACGAAGTTTGCTTCTTGCAGTATCAACGTGAACCTTGAACTGCAAACCATCAATACCAAATCGGTTCTTGGCTATGAAGAGTGTACCAAGACCTGTTGCTTTTTGTGTGCTCAAACGTTGTAGGCCAAGAACAAAGTCTGCTTCTGCTGCTTGGCCATATGATTCAGCCATGTTTGTTAGATCTACAATATCAGACTTCGCACCATCCTTGTTTGATTGCAACGCTGTCCACACAGGGCAGTCAAGTTCTTTAGCCATCTTACGAATCTCTTGAATCACGTATTGCATTTCCAATCTTGGAAGATCATAACGCTCTGTGCTGCGAATAATACCTGCATAGTCGATCAATACAAGATCTGGTTTAATGCCCTTGTAGCTCATCTTTTCAATGTGAGATTTGATGGTGTTACAAGTAATAGAACGTGCTGGGAACTCTTTAATGATAAGTCTACCAAGGTGTTCTTTGTTAGCTTCGAAATAATCCTTGATGATATCTTTGGCATCAATACAATCACTGCTATTGATTTGTGTTAGGTGAGAGTCATAACGAATACCCACATAACGCTCGTTAAGCTCCATCGTGTAGTGATACACGTTCTTGCCCTTGAGCAATGCTTCGGCCCCAAAGTGTGTGAGTAGGTGAGATTTACCCACACCAGATGGTGCAACAACAATACCAATCTCTCCAGCACCTAGACCACCTGCCATAACCTTTTTATCGTCTAGTTCAGCAATGCCTGTAGCAATAGGATGACGATATGTGACACTATATCTAGCGTCAATGTCGTTGTTATAATCATGGCCGGGAGAGCTAGACATACCGGCAGCAATCGCTGTTTTCATGATATCAACAACAGTTTCATACTTGTCTGTGAGGATGATATCCACAGACTCAGAAAGAGCTTTTTTAAGAAGTTGCTGACGACAAAAGGTGAATGCTTTTTCTTTGACCCAAGGAAGATCATTCATTTCTTCGCTGCGAATAACTTTTTGCAGGAAGCCGTGACATTGCTCACGAAGCACAAGATCGGAGTTGTTGCTTAGTTCATCTTTGATGATGGTAATAAGAAGTTCCATTGTGGGGAACTCTTTGTAGCTGTGATAATAGCTGATATATTTGTTAGCAATAAGTTTGAGGTAAACAGGTTCAAGGCATTCATCCACAGAGAATACTTCAATGAACTGAGTTGCCCAGTTTCGGTCTGTAAGAAGTGCTTGCAGAACTTTCTCTTGAAAGCTCTTCCCGAGGTTACCGAATCCTGCTGCGTTTGTTTTTGTCGAAGACATATGTTGTTGCTCCATTTCCTATGAGAACTATCTAATCTACTCTATCAGGACATATTCGGAAACTAAAAGGGTTGCAACGTCATGGGGTAGAAGTAACTATCATCCACTCCAAAGGTTGCCCAAGATTATCGAACTAATGTTTTTGCCATAGAAAACGTGAAATCTAAATCGTTTGTTAGCGGAATGTCCGCTCCTGTGAATGTTTTTATATAACCCAACTTATCAGCAACAGGTTGAAAATTTTCAACCTTGTAATCTACCTTGCTAATCTGATTTGCAGCCAAACAAGATGTATCCAAATACATCAACTGCCAGTTCCTCGCCACAACAGATGAATGACTCACAATGTCACCAAAGCACTTAGGAGGCTTTTTGGAGGCAGTTGTTTCTGTTCGTGCCCGTTCCATCAGCCAAGCTTGATCGAGGTCTATATCGGCCCGTATAAAGTCGGGAAATCGTGTTGCAAGAGTTTTGAATCCAACACCGGGAACACCATCTAGATTATCACTAACATCCCCAATAACAGAACGTGCAAGCGTAATGTTTCTTGGGGACACGCCGAAATTTTTCAACACATAATCAGAATCGATTAGAATTTTTCTTGCTGGATCGTATATTCTTACCGTTGAATCCTCCAGCAGTTGATAAAAGTCTTTGTCACTGGATACTACGATCTTGGTACAAGACTCTGTTTGAAACTTACGTTTTACAAGATAAGCAATAATGTCATCTGCTTCTGTGTCTTGCACATATACTTGACAAACAGGTAAATGACCTAATGCTTTGCTCAACAACTGCAACTGATAAATCTTGTTCTTCATGTTGCTGTTAGGGTTGAACTTACCATCGTTACGGTACATCTCTTGCAATCCTTTGTTGGTTGCACGATTGGCTTTGTATTCAGAATAAATGTGTTTGCGGCGAGGAGAGGGACCACCTTGTTCCCATACAACAAACACACGATCTGGATGAAGCTGGGAGATGAGCTTACCTAGCCCACGAATAAAACCGGTAACACCGCCAACCAGATCCCCGCTAGCTGTTACGGTTTCTAAAACCATAAAATATCTTAGAAAAAGATTAAGTCCATCTATCACTAATATTGGTTTGGTAATCATAGCAACTCCAAATCTTTGTTGTTTATGTCCGTCGTTGTGCAAGCCAAATATCCTATCTCACCATCTCCACGCAATATTTTTGTGTATATCAATATACCGTTATCGCCGTGTGAGCCAAAAACGCCAAACTGTCCCAAGTGTATGCCGACAGGCTCATTATAATCAAAATGTGACCAACCCATGCTTTGAAAACTATCTCCCACACCTTCTTCAAGATCAATATCTTCAACAAAAGGAGTCAGTGAATACAACACAACAAAAGATTGATGGCCATCATAAGGTTCGAACATGGGGTTGTTAAACCATGGTGTTCGAACCGTGTATTGATCCATATATCTTTTATCTTTGATATCATATTGCCAACTATTCAAGTTTAATGTCGCAGATCTTCCTTCTAACGGAGACATTTCCAAAAACTTAATTCCTTTAATGAATGTGCCCGGTTTTAAATCAAACAACTCTTTGATCAACATTTCATGCACCTGTTGATCCAAATCCACCAGCTCCTCTGTCAGTGTTTGTTACAACATCGGTTTCAACAAAATCAACTTTGTATGTTGGACTGTTAGCAAAAATCTGTTGAATAACCAACTGTGCAATACGCTCCCCCTGCTTTACTTGATACGGTTGTTTTGAAAGATTGGCTAAAACAACATTAATCTCTCCACGGTAGTTTACGTCAACTGTGCCTGTTACTGGAAACACAAGCTTTCTAGAAAGACCAGAACGTGATCGTACATCTAGATAATACGCATTACCATCTGAATCTACCAATGGACAGTCAGCTAGCTGCAATCCGGTTTTAACCATTGTTACTTCGCCGGGAGGAAGAACAGTATCTTCTACAGCAGCAATATCAAAACCTGCGTCGCCAAACTCATGCGCATGTTTTGGCATGGTGGCATTTGCACTAAGCTTCACAAACTTGATAACCAACTCTTTACGATTTGTCATGTATCAGTACCTCGTTGTTAACCATAACAATCGTAAACCTAGAAATCAAACAAAAACAAAAAGGCCGGATACTTTCGTATCCGGCCTTTCTGATTGTCTAGGCTGGACTAGCCAGCGGGCTCTCAACGCTTGCGAGTGCGAGCCTTGACAGGGGTAGCCGCAGCAGGAGCCGCAGCAGGAACAGCAGCCTTGGGAGCAGGAGTGTTACCAGCAAGCACTCGCACAAGGAGCTCTTCGATGTGAGAGTGAACCTTGAAGGCATTCGGACGGTTGACGTTCAGAGACTTCCAAGAAGCCATGAGAACCTCCGCAGGAGCATCCTTCATGTAAGCACCGATCTGTGCAGCCTCAGACTCAGTAAGAGCATGAGTCTTAAGCTTGTGATCAAGCTTGCCCATGATATCGATGAACTTGGCATGACGCTTGGCATCATCCTTCGGCAGACGACCCTTGGTATCATTCCAATCCTTGAGAACATCTTCCGCAGAGATATCCGCATCACGCTCCTTTACAAACTTCCAGAAAGCGTTAGCAGCCTCAAAACCAACCATGCTGGCAGCCATGTGGCAGAACACAACATCCTCGGGAGCACTGTAAAGGCCCGACTGAGCGAGCTCCGCATCAAGGTTACCCCATGCACGGCGATCAGGGTACTTCTTGTTAGGCTCGCAGGTATCCTTATACTCAAGGTACTTCTCATTGCTGCGAATAAACTCTACAAGAGCCTGATTGCAGTTATCGTTAGCCCAATCAAGCCAATCCTGCGTAGTGGGATCAAGATCCACAACCGCATAACGGCTCAGAGCAGCAGGGTCCATCGGAGTAACATCGTACTGATCACCGATATTCACGGCAACCATCACACGAGTTCCCTCATGGAGAAGGTTACCATCGAACGCCTTGCTATCCGCAAGCTGGAACGTGGCTTGCTCCACACCCTTGATCGCACGGTTAAGCTCATCAAGGAAGAGCACCGTAGGAAACTCACAAGTAGCGAGAAGCCACTCACACGCACGGAACACCGTACCACCACGATTACCCTCGAAAGGAATACCCGTGATATCACCCTCAGTCATCTGCGACAGACGACGCTCAACGACGGGAACGCCCATGTCATAGTGCCAAACCGTGCGAGAGATACCCTCATAAGCAGGGTTGGAACCGTTACGCTTCCAGAAGGAAGCAAGAGCCTTAGCGAAACCCGAATCCTTGTTCAGCGCAGCGGTAACCCGCTCGCAGTTACCACGATCATTGTAGAAATCGTGACGAAGCTCGCTAGCGATCTGATAGACCACCTGCGACTTGCCGATACCATGCCGACCACGAAGCATGGTCGCACGATTAGCAGAGAAACGCTTGAAGAGGTTCTTAGTAGAGCGAATGTCGAGATTGAGAGCCGAGAGAGCCATTTGTTTTGTTCCTTAACCTTTCTGAATCCAGTATATCAGCTTGTTGAGATTTTCTAAAACTTATTCTTATTTTTTTGTTTTTGCTGTATTTACAGGGGTTTAGCCACACTGGTGTTCTGCCAGTTCCAACCATTCCCATCCGTTTGCGAAATCTTCTTCTGAAAGATTGTTTGCGAACCTAACGGCATCTTTGCGTGCAATAGGATCGCATACTGTGCAAACGGAGTAAAGTGGTTCCTCGCTGATATAAAATGTTGAGCCTGTGCGGCTAGTGCCGCATTTGTCACAACAAACTTCTTCTGGCCAATAATACTGGAACATCGTTTATCCCTTTCACACACGCTTGACAGTCTTTTCCTTAGCACCCATCTTAACAACCAAGTCACCGGGTCGAGCGGCAGACATATCACCATGTTCGGTAATAACCCACATAACCTTGGTTCCCACAACCGCACCCATCTTGGGTGCATAACCATCGGTCATCATGATGCAAGCACTGTACTTGCCCCGACGCTTGGAATCATTAAGGTAACGCTGGACTGCATCGAAGTCAGTGCCACCACAGCGGGTACGCTTCCACTTGAAGTTTTGGCCGTTGGTAACGGACTGCATAGACTTCTCATCCATCTCCGTATCGAAGTTAATGATATCAATCTTGCCTTCCTTAGAAGCAGCAAAAGTCTCTGCAAGGAATCGCTGCACATCCTCATCACTTACCGATCCAGATTGATCGATAGCACACAGGATATTGGCAACCGTATTACGCTTTGCTCCCGGCATCATATACGGGAGACGCTTGTTGATACGCTTCATGGTGCTGTTACGCTCCATGCTACGGGTACGTCCGATAAACATACGCAGAATAGCCTTCCAATCAAGCTCATTCTTCAAAAGCTTCTCAATCTGAGAAACGATCTCAGAGGGAATCGATCCCCATGAGGCTCGCTGTTGTGCAGCCTTGGCACCCTTCTCAACAAGCTCACGAACCTGCTCACGCATGATATCACGAAGCTCATCGGGAACGTCACCCCAACCACCGTGAGAATCCAGAGTCTCACCCTCACCGTTACCGATTTCAAGGGTATACTCACCCTCACCGTTCTGCTTGCCGTTCTCCTCGGCATACTCTTCCAAACGAGCCATATACCAATCAGCAGATTCAAGCTTAGGGAAGCTCTTGATAAGTTCAGCAAGCTTAGGATCATCGGACTTAGGAGCACGCCCCGGCATCAGACAAAACTCAGGAAGTTTATCCTGACCGATAATGCTGTTGATAGCAAGATCGGCAGCAACGTTCCACAAACGAGAACGCTTGCGGTCTGCAACACTACGCTCTGCAATATGCATGAACGCAACGTGAAAAATCTCATGCATAAGCACACCACGTCGGTGCTTGCTAGGCAGTGAACGCATGAAATCAGGGTTATAACCCATCTTGATATTGCCTTGCTTGTCTGCACAAACGTATGCAGTATCTACCTTCCAATCCGCAATCTTGGGAATATGCATAGACATACCTCCAAGAAACGGCTCTTCTTGCATAAGCTCGATAAACTCACGGTCGAAACGGTATTCCTCGCTTGGAACGTTGGGATCGGGCTCGTGACGCACGTCAAGAGAAGTAACCTTGTTTGTCGAATCGTTGTTTTCGTTTGCCATGACAGTAGAATATCATGTATAAATACGATTCTAAAACAAATAAATACCCCGGAAAAACAAGGGTTTCCTGTTAAACCGGGGTGTTAAATATATTAGAAGTTATTCAGTTTACTGGAATCGTGTGTGGTTGTTCTGATGCTTTGACGGGGCAAATCACAGTGAGTAGTATTTTCTTCTTTTTTGTCGGTTGGTTCTTTGTCAGCGATCTAAAACCAGTATACACACCGAAAAAAACATGTCAAGCGGTTGTATTTATTTTGTTGAAGGAGACAACATGGAGCTACCAAAAGATGTTGCAACGTTTATCGATACTGTTGGCAAAGATTATGGGCAAATAATCATTCAGCCAAAAAACTCTTCAAAGCTAATGAAAACGATAGGTTGGTTATTCAAAGTAACCAAGATATCCCCCGATTTCATGACACGTTATATAACCACTATTGGTGACACTGTTTACTTTCCAGACGAAATATTGGCGAATCCTGACAGCGAATCAATGCTAAGAGTTGTGGTGCATGAAACAATCCACGTAAACGACACTAAAAGCTTTTCTAAGCCGTTGTTTGGTTTCTTGTATCTCTTTCCTCAGTCGCTTGCTCCACTGGCTCTATTAAGCCTCCTAGCATTTTGGAAGCTATCGTTTATTTGGTGTTTGTTGTTTTTGGTTTGTCTGTTGCCAATACCTGCTCCTTTTCGTTATTGGTTTGAACTAAGAGCGTATAGAACAAGTATATTGTTTGCAAGAAAGGATGAAAAACTAACTGACGAACAAATGATTCCAACGTATGAATGGATAGAAAAACAACTATGCACCAACCTTTATTACTGGACATGGCCATTTCCAAGCATGGTTAGAAAACATCTTAAAGATGAAAGTTGGATGGGAACCAATATCTACAAGAAAATATCTAGTTGGCTAGCTATACGTCGAATCGTTCGAAAAATATCAAGCGCAGAAAAAGACTAGTGGAACATAACCAATAGAAGGAACAAAAACCCGTGAAGTATCAAACAATATTGTTGCAACTTATCGATCAAGAAATCGATCGATTTTTAATGGAACAAGCACCACCACCCGCTGCTCCTGCTGCTCCTGCTGCTCCTGCTGCTCCCCCAGCAGAACCAACTGCTGATGCTGGTGAGGGTAAGGATGACGAGGGCGGAGGCGATGACGAAGAAAACAAGATGGAAAAAACCATTAAGACTCTTGCATCAAAGACACCTATTGATATCAAGAAAACTATTCTTTCTTCTTTGCAAAACGGCGCAGAAAAAGCGGACACAGAAGCTTTGGTTGCCTACGTGAAAAACAAGGAAGAAGCACCAGAAGAAGACAGCGATGAATCCGACGATGAAAAAGCCACAGAAGAAAAAGTTCCTGAAAACATAAAAAAGGCAGTCAAGCACATCATTAAAACGTTCAAGTTTAAAGTACCAGAAAAAGCAGAGAAAAAAGCGGAGAAAGAAGAAGAAAAAGAAGCGGACGGTGAAGAGGAAGAAGAAGCTCCAACAGAGACACCTACTGCTCCTGCCGCTCCCGCTGCGCCCGCCGCTCCTGCCACTCCTGTAAAAGAATCTAGATTGCAAACCAGTTTGCGAGAATATTTACTATATAAGCAGTTAAGCCAGAAGGTGAGAAAATAACGTTATGAAAAAGCAGCTTACTTATAAGCAACTTAAAGCCTTGATTAAAGAATGTGCTTGCGAAGCGATGAAAGACGCCGGAATGGGTATTCAACCAGAAGAAGTTAAAGTTATTCAGCTTGGCGAGCCGGAAATGCGTTCTGGTTTGTTTCCCGGTTTATCGCATGGTGGACATGAAGATATGGATGAGCCTATGAGCAATGATTCTTCTGAACATTGGGATGATGCTGATCAAGGCGAGAAAAGTATGATTCTTGCTAATCTTGCAAAAATGTCAGACAAAGCTCTTGAACTTCGCAAGTTAGCTTCTAGTGTTCCAAACAATGAGGAATGGGTTCAAGAAAAAATCGCTGTTGCCTCTGCGATGATAGATTCTATTCACAACTACTTAAAATACAAGCAAGACTGAAGAGGTAACAAAATGCTAACCGAAGAAAAACTCAAACGACTTGTTTCTTTAATGGTTGAACGCAAGATTCAAGTTCTTAAAGAAGGTAAAAAGTTTCAAGCCATTCGTTCTTTGACCATTCAAGCGCAACAAACAGCAATGAAGTTTGAAGAAGACATTGTTGATGCTCTTGAGCTAAAAGAACCAGATGAACTTTCCGATGACGAACAACAAATCTATGCTCAAGCAATGGCAGACATGCACAGTAAAATGATTGAAGCTGTTGTTCACGCCTCCGAAGTTGTTAAAAATCTTTCCGAACGCCAAAAAGAACCAGAAACCAAAAAAACTGGCAAATCCTCAAGTGTTGCAGTTGGCAACACAGTCGAAAAAGATCTTCCCACTCTTTGAACATTATAAACTAATACATTGAAACTCTGAGATGCTAGTATAGTTGTATCAACTAGCATCGGAGTAAAATATATGTCAATGACAGAAGAAGAGTCAAGAGAACTTAAAAACAGCATTTTTGCAGCACAGCAAGCCGCACAAGGTGGCCTTCCAAACGTACAAGGTATGCCAGTACAAACAGCAGCGCAAGCTGCTCGACAAGCTATTGGTTTTGATCTACCAGTAGCAGAAGTACCTCTGCCATCAAGAGGTCTTGTATACTCAGAAGGTCCACTGGCAGGAGCCGAAACAGTTGAACTTAAGCCAATGACGGCTCGTGAAGAAGATATTCTCATGAACCGTACCCTTGTTCGCAAGGGAACTGTTGTAACAGAACTTATCAAGAGCTGTATGATCGACAAGAACATTGATGTAAACTCGATGATTTCTGGCGATAGAAACGCACTCATGATTGCTGTACGTATTACAGGTTACGGTGCAGATTATGCTCCAAAGGTTACTTGCCCTGCCTGTGAATCACAACAAGATTTTTCTGTTAATCTTGAATCGCTACCTGTTAAAGAACTTGATCTCAGCAAGCTTAAACAAATTGCAATAGGCCAAAATGCGTTCGAATACACTCTCCCACTTTCCAAGAAAACAGTTATCTTCAAGTTTCTCACTGGAAAAGAAGAAGAAAGAATCTTGCAAGATATCGAAGCCAAGCGCAAGAAGGGTATTGTACAAGAAAACCTTGTTACAACCAAGTTGATGAACAGCATTATCGCAATCGAAGGCAATACCGAACGTGGATTTATCAACCAGTTCTGTCAACATATGCCAGCAAGGGATTCATTGGCTTTACGTAAGGTGCTTGATGAATCAGAACCCGGTGTGGACATGAGTTCTGATTTCGTTTGCAATAGCTGTGGCCACACGGAGGTATTGACCGTTCCACTCGGTCCAAGCTTTTTTTGGCCTAACGCCCGATGATATTGAAGCGGTTCTACTTGAGCCAATGTTTTTGCTAGGTTACTATTACGGGATGACATACTCCGAATATCTTAACTTCCCAGTAGCTTATAAACGTTGGCTAATAGAACGCATCAACAAAGAAATCAGTAAAGCAACAGAAAAACAAGCTGACATTCCAAGCAAAGCTCCCCACCATAACGTTCCAGACGTTAGAGCAATGACAGGCAAAGCAAAACAGTTCGTCAACCCGAGAACACAAAGATTTACCTAGGTAAAACGCCCCCTCCGCACTATATACTAATAGGAGCGGTAACGTTTTTATGGAATACAAGTACGAAGGCAACTCACTTAAATCAGGTATCTACAAAATCAC